GCGGGTTCCTATCCGCAACTTCCGAAGGTCTTCTCGTCCTTCTACCTCTACTTGGTACGTGAGCAGGCCTGGACCTTCTCGCGCAAAGCTGGACTCCAACGTACCGATGGGAGCGGACGTTATCAGCATGTGATGCTTCACATCCTGCACACGCTGTGGGAACATGTCGTTCCAGACGTCGAATGCTTCGACAGAATCTTGAAGGAACGAGTACGCACGTACCACACTATCACGCTTTGTCCTACGCTTATGCCTTTCCGGGAAAGCCATCCGCTTAGCGGTTTCTTCCTTGGTCCGGTGGGGCTTGCTTTGACTCCACTTGTGGCCTAGGAACGGCACCATGCCGCCAGAACGAACACGCTCGCTCTTTTGGCTGTTCAGGTTCACACCGAGTTCTGCGGCTGCCAAGCGCAGATCATCATCGTCGATGTAAATGTCTGAACCCACGACTGAGTCATCGCCCAAAACCATCACGTCTGACTGATGAGGTCCCCGTCCTGTAAGACGGATCCAGACGTACTGGATGATCAGGTAGTTAGCGATGCTGTCTACCAGGGATGTAAACGACGACCCTGATGGCACACCACGGTGCTTCTGCCAGATTGAAAGATCTGGAAGAATCAGTCTGGAGTGGATGAAGTCGTTGACCAGCTGGTCAAACAAACTCTCTTCACTCTCATCCATTTCTAGATGAGATCGGATGATCTCGAAACAGTCAGCGATCAACCACGCCGGTAGGCTTGCGTCGAATGCGCTGAAGTCGAGGGCATAGACGAACTCATGCCTTGACTGGAGGCCGGAGAGGAAGGTTCCGACCGAAATTGCCGTCCGCGCGTACGCGAAACAGTCTCGTCCGACCAACCCAAGGTATGCGGGTTTCGCAAACCGCGTTCCAAGAATAGTCGTAGACAGCGGTGCCATCCATACGAGCCTGCCTTTTGGCCCAGCATCCCCATGCTGAATCCTACGACCAGCAGTGTAGGGGTCAAAACGCCGAGTTCCGGATGCAATATTAGTCGCATCACGGTACGCACGTCCCAGTGCGAGTTCATTCCGAGTGAAGTAAGGAGCACCAGAATGATGAGAAAGGTGGATGTACTGCTCCACAACCTCATCCATCGAAAGAGGCCGGCTCCTTCGGCCTGCACCACCCGCTGCTTTGAACGCAGCAGCCTTCGCGTGTCGGTAAGCATCGGACCTGCGGGCTTCGGATCCAAAGAAACCTGAATCTCCAGCTCCACTATTGGCCAGTACAACTCGTTGTCGAGTAGACTGAGTCCGAGCATACGGTTCATGTCTTCTGACATGCCCATTGGAGTGACTGACGGCTCCAACCTGCGATGGTGGAACGATGTTAGATCCTCGTCTGACGGCGACGGAGGACGGTGCTCGCGAGTCCGATCTGCCGATTGGTGCGTCTGGAACACCGGATCCAGTGGTTGCGAAGGGTCCACTACTTCCGGAATCCTCGGAGGGAGGAACTCCAAACTTGTCGTTGGCGCCAGAGGTGGCACTTCCGACAGCCACAATTCGGCTGATGTGCGCGTCGAGGGAAGAGTCGACTTCGTTCTCGTCTGCGAATTTCTTGAGCGCTTTCGCGATCCATTGCTGACCAGACACTCTTGTTGTCCCTTTGAACGTCCAGGTTGTACCCGGCATCGAGTAGCTTGTTGTAGAGATACCAGTCGACGACCTCTACTGTTTCTCGGCCGAGATTGCGCACGAATTTCTTGCCCTCAGCGTTGGTACGGTAGTAACCGATGAAATCCAAGCTGGACATGTACGCCTCCTCAACATAACAGGGTCATGCGTGTTTTCTGAGTACGATCAGGACCCAACACTGTAGACGTACCCATAGCCGAAGCTTTTGAGTCAGTCAGATCAAAGTCAATACAGGACCTCGATTCAGGAGCTAGA